AAGATGTAAAAACCGATGTCAACAAATCTATCGGAAAATTGCAGACTGATGTTGAGCAAATCAAGGACACCTGCCTTACAAAAAAGGATTACTACAATTCTATAAACGAGGTCAAGGACGAAATAAAAACACAAAACAAGCTCATTTTGGAGCTTTTAAGAGGAGGTAAAAACAATGACTAATGATGCAGAGGCATATATGCAGAAAATCAAAGCAAGAAACTTTGTTCAGAACAACGGACAGATTTTGAGAACTATCAATATTCTTCGTATAAATTACGAGAAACTGTCTGATGTCAAATTTGCAATCGGCAATGTATCAGAACATGACTTCCTGTCATCTGTTAATTACCTCTTTCTGTCGGAGTACATCTTGCTCCGTCATATCAAAACAAAAGAGCCTGCCGACATCGCAGATGTTCCGTATGAAGAGCTTGAAACAAAGCTCTCATCAAAGGGTATCAAGCTCCTCGAGGGCTCTGTTACCGACAACTCGGTTGAGGTGTGATTGTGAGCAGAAACAACCGCAGAGCTTGCGGAAAAATTGACAAACTGCCCTCTGACCTCAAGGACACCGTAGATCAGATGCTTGTAAGCGGACAGACATATCGTGAGATTGTAGCTTATCTTGCAGAAAACGGCGAACAGCTGTCACAGGCGGCGGTCAGCCGTTACGCATCAAGATTTTTGGCAAATGCACAGCAGTTACGAATTGCACAGGAAAATTTTAGAATGATACTCACGGAAACGGAGCGTTATCCTGAACTTGACCCTGCAGAGGCAATTTTGAGAATGGCATCACAAAAGGTTTTTGATGCCATATCAAAACTTGACGAAGGACAATTCGATGAAGTGTCTGCCGAAGACCTTTTAAGACAGGCTACTGCCCTTGCAAGAGCAGTAACATACAAGCGTAAGACCGACACGGATGTTAAGTCAGACAAGCAGATTGCCCTCGAAGAAAATCAGAGCCTGCTTTATGACACTATCAAAAAGAGTAATCCACGGCTTTACAATGAGCTTATGGACGAAATTAACAAGCTCAAGCAAAGGAGCAAAAGTGATGAACATTAAGTGGTATGTTTTGTATGTAAACACAGGACAGGAACACGCTGTTGCCGAACAGCTCCGACACCGTGGCTTTGATGCCGTTGTGCCGGTCGAAAGCAAGCTAATCCGCTCAAAAGGTGAGTGGACAACTCAACAGCATATACTTTTTGACGGCTATGTTTTTGTTCGTATGGACTATGAGTGGTCAAAATATTATGTGTTTAAGGGAATCCCGAACATCATCAGACTACTCGGAGGCGGCACAAACCCTATCCCTCTTACGGACACAGAATCAGAGTTTATTTTGACTTTGAGCGAACTTTTAAAAACTCCCTCGGTGCTTAAATTCACTGGTGACGGTTACGAAACTGTCAGCGGATTTTTAGCTGAGAACAAAGATAAAATCGTAAAAGTACAGAAACGATACAAAAAGGCTACGGTCAAAATTACCCTTGCAGGCGAACCGACTGAGCTTACAGTATCGTTCACCGAACAAATGCCCGAACAGACAGCGGATTGATTCGTCTCTGCTTGATGTGACACGGCTGACATACAGCAAAGCTACCGATAACCTCAAGTTAGCGGATGGCGGAGCTATACCCAAGTTAAAAACAGCGGTTTGCCCATGGAACAATCCCTCCGAAATTGTGATAACGGCTGACATTAAAATTTAACGCAAACCGCTGTTTTTATATATATTAAAATGCTTTTAAACACCTTTTAACGGGTGTTTATTTTTATGCAAAAAAGAAAGAAGGTGCAAAATGAATAAGCTGTCAAAACTTGAACAACTGCTCAAGGATACAAACACAAAGCAGGAATTTAACATTGTTGAAGATTTAAAATCACTTGCTCTGTCCTATGGAGTTGTAAAATCAAGGGAATTTCGCAAAAAGTTAAATGCTTTAATTGCAAAATATGAAAATGATGAACTGACGGCAATTCGGCAGGCACTGATTAAAAAATGTCGAAACGGCGACACGCAGGCTATTAAGCTGTATGCGGATTACTTCAAGCCCGAAACAGTAGAACCCGTTGATGACGGATTGATTGAGGCACTCGAAGGTGCAGGCAAGGAGGCTTTTAAAGATGAAATTTAAGCCTTTTTCGAGAAAACAGCTAAAAGTACTTAGCTGGTGGAAAGTTGACGGGATAAAGGATAAATACGATGCAATAATTGCAGACGGATCTGTTCGTTCGGGAAAAACTGTAAGCATGAGTATATCTTTTATCTTTTGGGCAATGGCGATGTTCTCGGACTGTAACTTTGCTATATGTGGCAAAACCGTAGGCTCTTGCAGGCGAAATGTTATTAAGCCTCTTATCAATATGCTCAAACACCGCTATGACATCAAGGATAAACGGTCGGAAAACTTGCTGATAATCAGCAAAGACGGCAAATCTAACACATTTTACATTTTCGGCGGTAAAGACGAAAGCTCACAGGACTTAATTCAGGGCGTTACGCTTGCAGGCGTCCTCTTCGATGAGGTTGCTCTGATGCCGAGGTCATTTGTTGAGCAGGCTCTTGCCCGTTGCTCTGTTGAGGGTGCAAGGTTTTGGTTTAACTGCAACCCCGATAACCCTAACCATTGGTTTTATCGTGAGTGGGTTTTAAAGGCTGAGGATAAGCACGCTTTGCGACTTAAATTTTTAATGGACGATAACCTATCATTATCAGACAAGGTAAAACAGCGGTATTACAGCCTTTACCAAGGCACATTTTACCGCCGCTTTATCCTTGGTGAGTGGGTTATTGCCGAGGGTCTTGTTTACCAAGATTACAATGACCATATTAAGGATAAGTTGTGGAACGGCAATCCCGATGAGCTTGTCGGACGGTGGTATATTTCAATGGACTACGGCACAATTAACCCTTGCTCTATGGGACTGTGGTGCGTGACCGATAACGAGGCTATTAGAGTGGATGAATACTACTACAACAGTCGCAAAGAAGGCTATCAACGCACCGATGAAGAGCATTATGCAGAGCTTGAAAAGCTCGCAGGTGACCGATATATAGAGCGTGTGATAATTGACCCGTCCGCCGCATCATTTAAAGCTACAATCAAAAGACACGACAAGTTTTTTGTTAAGTCAGCAAAAAACGATGTTATAAACGGTATCCGAACTACAAGCCAAATGCTGACCGACGGCAGAATTAAAATCGGCGTTAAGTGCAAGGCTTCGCAGGAGGAATTTGGAATGTACCGCTGGGATGATAAAGCCGAGGTTGACAAGGTTGTAAAAGAAAATGACCACGCAATGGACGATATACGCTATTTTGCTTATACAGTCCTAAAGCGTGAATTTAAATACAAGGAGGTGAGCAGTTGAAAGGGCGTGCTAAATATGTGTTTTTAAGTTGGTTAAGGAGTATTGTAAACAAACTTGACCCCGAAAACGCTACGAGCAATTATCAATTTGATAATATGGAAGAGGCTATGGAAGTATGGCTTGAAATATATGCCGATGAGCCGTCTTGGAGCAAAGATTGCCACAACAAGACACTTAACCTCGGTGCAACGATAGCGTCCGAATTTGCACGGTTAATTATGATTGAATTTGAGAGCGAAATAACGGGTTCAGAGCGTGCGGATTATTTACAAGAACAGTACGAAAGATTGCTTGAACAGCTCAGAGTAAGGCTTGAGGCAGGTTGTGCGGTCGGCGGCATAATGTTTAAACCGTATGTTCGTAATGGTGTAATCCTCCCCGATTGCATCACGCAGGACAAGTTTATCCCTCTTAATTACAGCAACGGCATAATAACCGCTGCCGTGTTTTTTAATCAAGAGGTCAAAGGCAAGAACTATTACACAAGAGTTGAAAAGCAGACTTACAGCTACGAAAACAAATCACACACAATTGAAAGTCACTTTTTTGTTTCATCCACTCCCGACAACATCGGGGCGGAAATAAATCCTGAAAATCTTGACAGCGATATGTGGTCGAGAATAGACCCTTACATTGTAATCAACGATGTTGACCGTCCTTTGTTTGCTTTTTGGTCTGTACCTTTCGCAAACCATATTGAAAGCGACAGTCCTCTCGGTGTGTCGGTTTACAGCCGAGCTGTTAAGCTGCTTAATGAAGCTGACTTGCAATGGGATAGATACTTATGGGAATTTGAGGGTGGTGAACTTGCTGTTGATGCCGGCGAAGAAGTCCTTCGACAGCGACCGGGCGAAGATACGCTCGGAACACCGTCAACCCGTGATAGATTGTTTCGCAAATTTAACATTGATGCAGACGATAACAAAGATAAGTCTTTTTATGAAGTTTTTAACCCGACTTTGCGTGATGATAACTACTCAAATGGACTAAACGAAATAAAAAGACAGATTGAGTTTAACTGCTCTCTTGCCTACGGAACTCTGTCAAATCCGCAGAATGTGGATAAGACAGCGGAAGAAATCAAAGCATCCAAACAGCGTAGTTATACAGCTGTGTCTGACATGCAACACTCGCTTGAGGCGGTGCTTGAGGACTACATCTATGCGTGCAATGCTATGGCTGATGCCTGTAATCTTGCTCCGAGCGGAGAGTACGAAGTTAGCTTTAACTGGGGTGACGGTGTGCTTGAGGATAAAGATAAGGAGCAGGCAATACAGATCAACGAGGTCAACAGCGGAATCCGCAAAAAGACCGACTACCTCAAGTGGCGTTACGGTGTTGATGATAAACAGGCGGCAGAAATGTTACCCGAAAGCGGTGTACAAAGTTTTTTTGATGAAGGTGGTGGCTCTTAATGCTCACCCCTGAACAGCTTGCTCATTGTGCTGATGATATCATCAACCTATATTCACAGCTTGAAGAGGAGATTGTCCGTGACATTGCTCGCAGAATTGCAAAAACAAGAACAATGACCGACACAGGTATATGGCAAGCTCAGCATATGCAGGAGCTTGGTACTCTGCACTCTGATGTGTTGTCAAGTGTTGCAAAATACAGCGACAGGACAGAATCAGAGTTAAAAAAACTCTTTGAAGATGCAGGTGTGACCGCTACGGAGTATGACAACGAGATTTACCGACAAAACGGCTTAAATCCAAAGTCACTCAAGGTGTCTGATGTGCAAATGCAGTTACTTGAGGCAGGCTTTAAGAAAACGCAGGGCAATCTTAGCAATCTTACTCTGACCACAGCTGTGTCATCGCAAACGAGCTTTATCAATGCTTGCAGTCTTGCTGAGTTAAAAGCATCAAGCGGTGCGTTTACTCCGCAACAGGCAATTGCCGATGCAATTAAACAGGTAGCTCAAGACGGAGCGTTTGTAATCTATCCCTCGGGACATCATGACCGACTTGATGTTGCTGTACGACGTAATGTTATGACCGGCATAGGTCAAACCACAGGTCAGATATGCCTATCAAATGCACAAGAGCTGGGCTGTGACCTTATGGAAATTACTGCCCACGCAGGTGCTCGACCGAGCCACTCGGCTTGGCAGGGACAGATTGTAAGCCTGAGTGGTCAAAGAGGTTACTTGTCCTTATCTGATATTGGTTACGGCACAGGTGACGGATTCAAAGGCTGGAACTGCCGGCACGATTGGTATCCGTATTTTGAGGGTTCGTCCCGAATGTATTCGGATAAAGACCTTGAAGAACTGAACGCTAAAAATATTGAATACCCTGACGGCTCAATGCACACGCTTTACGAAGCAGAACAACAACAAAGAGCAATGGAGCGAAAAATCCGTGAAACGAAACGCATACTTGCCGCACAAGATGAGTGTATAACAAATACCGACAGTGAGTCCTTACAAAAGGCTATACAAGAAGACTTTGAACGGTATGCGATTAAACTAAAACGGCAAGAAGCAGAGATGAATAATTTTTGTAATAGGACGGGATTACTTCCTGACAGTTCACGCTCGCAAGTTTACGGATTTGGTAAAAGTACCTCTCAAAAATCTACCGGTGTTGCTAAAAAGTATTACAGAACTTGGAGCAAAGAACATAATATCAATAACATAGAAACACTTGCAGAATATTACAATGTGAAGTATAATGATGTTGAAAGGTATAAACTTCTTAAAGGCTATGTAAAAGCTATTGATGAAGGAAATATATCTCCTTTTACAGGGTTTGATTTATATGAAAGTAAAGCTGATGAAATAAGAAGAGAACTTGTTGGTCTGAAAATTAACAGTAACCCTGATTATGACATAATGGATTTTACTACACATTTTGTTGACAGAGTTTTAGGTCAAACATCAACAAAACATAAAGATATGCGATTAGGTACAACTTTAGAACAATTAAAGGACACTATTGCAAATCCAATAAGTATCTCTGAACCGAGCTTTATAAGTATGAAGAAAAACGGTTCGGTGTACTTAGATAAACGAGTAAAATTTACAGGTAAAAGTTGTTCTTTCGTTTATAGTATAACGGATAAGTTACTTATACAGGCTACTTCATTTGGAGGAGGATGATATTATGGCAATCGTAATAAATGAGAAAAATGCAGAATTTATAAAAAAGTATATTCCAAATCCTGAAAAAATCTTAGAAGCTACTACTGTACATAATGCCCTTGTAGCTTTTTCTGACTGGCTTGACATGAATCCTGATTGCTGGGAAAATAATGGCTATGATTATAATAGTCTTGGAAGAAAAGCTCAAAAGATATATGACGATATACTGTATGACAATGTATATGCGAATACAAAAGAGGCTTTAAATTAGTTTGTATAAGCCTTTACTGCTAAAAGGTAAAGTTACATAGTTGATTGAATAAAAACAAAATTAAACGAATTTAAAAGGGTATTAAAGGGGTGTTTGAAACATCCCTTTTACTTTTACCCTTATTTTTACGATTAGAAGGTGTTTTAATGGCTAAATACAGAAAAAAGCCCATTGTGGTAGAAGCAGAACGCACGGATAAAACAGTTGTAATACACACACTTGAAGGTGATATGACAGCAAGTCCGGGTGACTATATTCTCACCGGCATAAACGGCGATAAATATCCTTGCAAACCCGACACATTTGAAAGAATATACGAACCAGTAGAATAAAACAGGTTATAAGCTCCCGAATTTCGGGGGCTTTTAATATTGCTCAAATATCTGAGCATACACACAATTGCTAATAAATTGAAAGGAGCAAACAAATGGACTTAATGGAAATTTTAAAAGCCCTGTTTGGTGACGAGGCATTAACCTTTGAACAGTTTGCCGAAAAGGTAAACAA